ACGCGATGGGCATGAACATCCCGCAGGCTGGCATCGATAGCGCGCAGCGCGCCGTGGACCGCGCCCAGAAGTCGTTCGACCTCCACTCGGGTCGCGTCAACGACGCCTTGCAGGAGATCATCCAGAACGCCTCGCGGGATGGCGCCGAGGCCGCCGCCAACCGCATGTTTAGCGGTGGCCGGACCAAGGCCGACGCGCTCAAGACCATCTCCGACATCGAGGCCCAGCTTGGCCCCGACCGCTGGAACACGGTGCAGCAAGCCGCCGATCAGGTGTCCCAGTTCGGCCAGGGCCTGCGGCAGCGCCTGGTCGACAGTGGCGTGCTCTCCCAGGACCAGGCCGACGAGATGTATTCGAAGTACCCCGACTGGGTCAAGACCAAAATCCTGGATTACATGGACAACGCCCAGGGCGGCCAGGGCGCGGGCAGCAAGATTGGCCTCTCGAGCCGCGATGTCCACGGCTACACCCAGGAGGGCACCACCAAGGTGCGCGAGGATCCGATCGCTTCGATGATCGCCTACGCGCATCAGGTTGAGCGCATGGCGCAGAAGAACGAAACCTTCAACGCGCTGCTCAACATCGACCAGGCCACCGGCAAACCGCAGCTTCGCCAGGTGCCCCAGGACTTCTCCCCGACCAACGCCCAGGGCACCGTGCAGGGCTTCGTGGATGGCGTCAAGCAGAAGTTCGCCAGCGACAACAAGGCGCTGACCGAGGCCGTCACTGGCTCGAGCGTCTCGCAGCTCCCGGACTGGGCCACCGCCTGGTCGCGCATGTTCCGTACCCTGGCGACCTCGCGCAACCCGGTCTTCCTGGCCGGCAACATCGCCCGCGACGTACCCGAGTACGCCATCCGCAGCGCCATCCGCGAGGGCGGCCCGCAGCACCTGCCGCGCGTGTTGGGCGAGCTTGCCAAAGGCTACGCCGACGCCTTCGAGGGCATCACCCGTGGCGAGTTCTCGGGCGAGGGCACGCAGCGCTTTATGACCGGTGGTGGCGGCCAGTCAGGCGCCTTCTCGACGACCTTCGAGCACCCCTCCGAGGTTGCCAAACGCGCCCAGGAGATGGCCGACGAGCTTGGTCGCAACCACGTCTGGAGCATCAACAGCAAGGGCGACCTGGCGCGCATCGCCAAGGATCTGATCACCCTCAAGCCGATCGAAGGCCTGGGCGAGCGCGTGGAGCTTGGCCCGCGTATCGCCGCCATGCGGTTAGCCGAGAAGCGTGGCCTCAACCCGGTGCAGGCCATGATCAACGGCCGAGACGTGACCATCGACTTCAACCAGGGCGGCCAGTTCACCAAGCTGATCAACCAGATGGTGCCGTTCTTCAACGTCGGGTTCCAGGGGCCGGCCCAGGTCGCGCGCTCCTTTGGCGACAACCGAGGCGCCTTCGCTTCCACCGTGGGCAGCCTGATCGGCCTGCCGGCCATTTCCAGCGAACTCTGGAACAACGCCGACCCGCAGCGCGCCAAGGACTACGCCGACGTGCGCCAGGATCTGAAGGATTCGGGGCTGGTGTTCATGTCGCCCACCCAGGCGCCGGTCGACGACCAGGGCAACCGCCATCCCGAGTACGCCTACGTCAACCTGGGCAACTGGGCGCCCTTCGCCACCATCGCCCGCCAGGCGATGGACCACGCCATGAACTACCCCGGCCAGCAGGATCTGGGCGAGCTTGCCGGCTCGATCTGGCAGGGCAGCACGCCGGTCACCGGCGCCGATCCCCAGAACCTGCTCCAGCGTTTCGGCCAGGGCGTGCCTGGCCTGAGCGCCGCCGCCCAGATCGGCCTGAACCGCGACATCTTCCGTAACCGCTACATCGTCAGCGACCGTGCCGACCAGAACGCGTCCCAGCTAGCCAAAGACGCCACGCCACTGCTCCAGACGCTGGCCGACCACTCGCCCTGGTCGGGCAACACCGTCCGCCCCTCGGCCGTGGACTTCGCCATCCGCGACCAGATGGCTGGCACCGGTAGCTCGCTGCTTTCGGCCTACGACATGCTGCGTGGCGAGCCGCGCACCGCCAATGCCGCAGGCCTCGGCACTATCCCCGGCGCGGGCGGCCTGCTCGGCCGCTTCATCCGCAGCCAGGGCGGCGAGCAACTCCAGCAGTACCAGCAGCAGGGCCTGAGCGACGCCAACCGTCAGGCGCTACGCAGCGCGGGCATCAACTACGCCCCGGCACCGCTCAGCAACACCATCCGCAACATCCCGCTCAGCTACGACGAGCAGACCTACACCCAGGCCAAGGCCAACCAGTACATCGACGAGGCGCTGCAAAACCTACTGGCCTCCGACGAGTTCAAGAATGCGCCCACCAGGGACGACCGTACGCGCCTGGTCCAGATCGCTGCCGGGCGTGGCCGCGCCCGCGCCGAGGGCGAAACGCTTGGCGCCCTGGGCGACGACGAGATCCAACGCCGACTAGCTAAAGCCAAAGCAGCGAGGCCCGCCTGATGTCTACCCAACCCACTCTGACTCCCCCCAATACGTTCGGTCAGCCCGGCGGCGCGACCTCGGGTAGCTGGACCGAAACCCCGCCAGCCGCAGGTTCCCCACCGCCCTGGTGGTCGCAGATTCCTGGCCCCTGGAATCAGGGCAGCCCGCCTCCAGCCGCGCCTCCAGCCGCGCCGACGCCGTCCGCACCAGCCCCGCCCGCCGCCACGGCGCCCATCGCCATGACGGCTGCCGACCAGGCGTCCATCCTGCAACAGATCGGCCGCACCGGCTGGACGACCACGCCGTATGCGGTGCCCGACATCCAGTACGTCGCCAACCCGAACGGCTACGGCGCGCCGATCCCCCAGGTGCGCGGCTACACCCTGTCGATCAGCGACGGCAAGGGCAACAACCAGACCATCAAGCTGAACCACGCGCCTGGCTCGGATCAGGAGTGGGCGGTCACCGACGCACCCACCGCGCTGCCCAAGCCAGCTACCGCCACCGTCGATCACCTGGGCGACGAGAACACCGGCTATTACGCGCGGAACGGTCCGCCAGACGCGAACGGGCAGCCGACCTGGCAGATGGTGGTCCCGCCGCACACGCCCAACGCCGACGACGAGATGACCAAGGCGTTGGGGCGGATCGACCGTCAGCAGGAGATGGCCGAGAAGCAGGCCAACGAAGCAGCCGGGCGTGGCTACCAGACCAACGCTGACTACCAGAAGATGGCCTCGCAGTACGCCAACGACCAACTGGGCCAGGCCAAGCTGCAAGAGGACATCCGCCAGTTCAACGCCACCCAGGCGCAGAAGGACAAGCAGTTCGATGTTGAGCGGGCTGCCAAAGACAAGGTCGATGCCCAGAACATCCTCCAGAGCCAGGCCCAGACCGGCCTGATCGGCGCCAATACCGCTTCGGTCACTCAGGCTACCCAGCTTGCCGGGATGAAGGCGCCTGGCGAGATGGCGAAGACCGCAGCCGAGACGGAAGCTCAGCAGGCGACCACGGCCAAGACGCTTCAGGACATCGCCCAGGGCAAGCAACCCACCACCGTCCAGAACACGCTGGGCACCACCTACGGCCAGTACGCCCAGGTCGATCCCAACACGGGCAAGGTCAGTTTCACCGACAACCCGAACTACCAGCCCACCACGATGGCGCAGATCGCCGCGCGCGTGGGCCAGATCAACGACCTGATGCGCCAGAAGCAGGCCGAGGTCCAGGGCAAGGTCGGCACCAACGGCTACACCGCCGACGACGCGCTCAAGGAGTTCAACGGCTGGTACGACCAGCAGGTTGCCCCGCAGCAGGCCTCGCTCCAGCAGGCCACCCAGGACGCCGAGCTAGCTCGCGCCAAGACGCAGTCGGACATGCGCCAGAACGCGATGCAAACCGCCCTGGCCGCCGGCACCCAGCAACTGACCGCCATCAAGAACTACGCCGACATGAACCCGGTGGCGAACCAGGGCGCGCTCGCCGCCGCCTACAGCAAGGTCGGGGCGCCGGCGGGCATCACCGATGCCATCACCTACCGCGCGCCCAACCCGATGAGCGCCGCGCAGCAGGGGACGATGAACGCCCTCAAGTACATCGACCCCACCGCAGCGGCAGCCACGGGCACACCACCGCCCAACTACCAGGCGATGGACCCGTATGCCATGCTGGACCGCACTCGCTACCTGCCGCAGGGCGCCGCTGCACCGGCCGCACCTGCGCCGCCAGCAACCCCTGGCTGGCTGCGCGCCGACCAGATGAACGGGACGGCGCCGCTGGGCAACGCGATGGCCGCCCCAGGCGTCGCCGGCACCGTGCTGCCTGGCTCACCGCAGTTCATGGGCGGTGGCCCGCCACCTGGCGCGGCCCCTCCCAACTGGGGCCAGCCCATGCCCAACTTCAGTACGCCGCGCATGCCGTGGGATTACGCCCCCGACTATTCCTATGGGTAGAAAGGTCCTATGATGGCTGACGAACAACCAAACATTCCTTCGGAGGGTGCTCCGGCACCCGATGGAGCGACATCGGAACCCGTTTCCGACGAGTCACGCACGGAGTCTTCGCCAGGCTGGTGGCAGCGGATGTTCAACCGCAGACCAGCCCAGGAGGCCACCGCCGAGGACGGGGAGCAGCGTTCGGCAGATGCCACGTCGGTAGCCGCGAAGGTAACCCAGGAGGAATTAGAGCGCCGAGTCCAAGGCGAGGTTGACCGCCGCGAAGCGCAGCGCGCTGCTCGCGAGAGGGTTGAAGCCCGCAGGAAGCTCCGCGATTCCGACCCCTGGGCGTATGCCGAGCAAGACCGCGCGGCAGAGCAGACCCAGGCACAGGACCAGGGCATCCAGCAGTTCTTCCAGAACGTTGGTACGCAGCACGATCGCATCGCTATCGACCCACTCATGGAGTCGCTGCCCCTAGCTGAACGTCAGCGCATCATGCAGATCGAGGGCGCAGGCCGAGGATTGGACGGGCGCAAGCTGGTTGTGAGCGAGGCGCTCAAGAGCCTAGAGAAACACTGGAAGGCTGAAGGCGAAAAGGCGGCCGAGGACAAGCTGCGGCGCAACCAGGCGTTTCGCAAGCAGATTCTGGCCGAAGCTCGGGGCGGCATCGTCGAACCCGATCTCCTGCCCGCCTACAGCAGTTCAGCAGCAGATCGAAAGGTGTCGGACATCCTGCGCGGCTTCTACGGCGTCGGAGGTGCTCGGCACAACAGTGCGGGCTGACTTGGCGCTGAGCTAATCGCGCGAGTCGGCCCCGTTCCAAGAGGGCCACTCCTACGCCATACAACTCAATCGCCACCCGCGCGACCCCTGGTTCGGGGCCGCTCATTCCCGAGGACGTACAACGCGACATCGTCCAGTCGATCGAGGTGAAGTCGGCGGCGCTGAGCCTCATGCCGCACGTCACCATGAAGCGCGCCCAGCAGCGCATCCCGGTGATGAGCCAGTTGCCCATCGCCTACTGGGTCGCTGGCGCCAGCCTCGACGCCCGCGACATCGGCATGAAGCAGACCACCTCGCTTCAGTGGGACAACGTTTACTTGAACGCTGAAGAAATGGCCGTCATCGTGCCAATTGCCAAGAACCTGCTCGATGACATGGACTACGACTTCTGGGCGCAGACCAAGCCCAAGATCACCGAGGCGTTTGCCGTCGCCCTGGACGACGCGATTTTCTTTGGCACCAACGCCCCGAGCACCTTCCCGCCGGCAATCGTCACGGGCGCCAACTCGGCAGGCAACTTGCTGGTTGTCGGCGCTACCGCCGGCAACGACTTCCTGAGCGACGTGAGCGCCGCGATGGGACTGGTAGAAGCCGACGGCTTCGACGTGACCGGCTTCTGGGCACGCCGCCAGGTCAAAGCCAAGCTGCGCGGCATGCGGACGACCACCAACGCCTTCATCCTGTACGGCGACGACGCCGGCCCACAGGCCTCGGCCAACACCGGCAGCCTGTTCGGCGAGTCGATCATCTTTTCCAACGCGGGCCTCAGCAGCTACGCCACGGGTGCCACCGGCTACAGCATGGTCGGCGGCCAGTGGGACCAGAGCATGCTGGCCGTCCGCGAGGACATCAGCATGGAGATGTTCGACACGGGCGTGATCACCGACAACGGCA